CGTTAAATCAAAATTGAACTGTAAAGTAGGCATACTCATACCTACATTTGCAGAACGGACAAGGCTCTTCTGTTTAGCAAAGTGATGACCTTGACTACCACTCATTGAGGCTTTCGTCCATCCTGAACCACCTGGAGCGGCTCCCCAGATCTGACGAAAAAGACCATGTTTATAAATAGTCTTAATCACAGTTTTGTTGACCCACGCCAGATTTCTAGTACTGACGATAGAAGCATCAAGGATGTCACCAATATTGGTGAAGTAGTCAGCGAGAAAGCTCCAGGGTAAAAGTTCCCATGCAGCAGGTATAAAGTTCTGAGGCTCAAAGCCAAAGAGATCTTTATTCTGCCAACTAGGAGCATTCACTCGAGCAATTAACGCGCCCTTATAACGAACTTTCACGTTCTCTAAAAACCAAGAACTGACAGTGTGAAAAGTACAACCACTGTCATACGTAGACTGATAGCCCGGCCAATAGGTCGTGCTTCGGTCCTTCGTGCGATCGTAAGTTTTGGACGCACTGGCAGACAGTTTGAAGGTCTGCACAGGTTTGACTAGCCTCTGATACGCTTTGACGGCATCACTGACGTCATTGAGTAAAGGATTCCAGCCAAACGATTGCTCAAGCCAAGCCGAGCCGATGTCATTCAGCCATTTCTTTGGATTGGCACGCTTTCGTTTACGTAGCGTGTCAAGAAAATCCTTAGAAAGTGACCTTATGCCAACGAGCGGCTGGCGCAGCATACGGAGCGTTTCCATAAGTTCTCCAGCAAATATATACCCTTGAAACTGGGTTTCTAAGAGCTTGAGTTTCTTATAGAAAGCTGCCTTTGCTAGGTTATCGGCAAAGCTACCATCGCTAAGAAATGACCAAACTGACCCATTCGTGAAGTCGATAGGAGCGACGTTGTTACGTATAAACGTATCACCGTCATTCTCACGACGTCCAAATTGGGCAGGAATATTCTGGTACGTCCATTGTTCATACGTACCGTGAAGACGATCGTAATCGAGAGAACACAAGACGGCAGTCAAGCCCGTCGTTGCATTTCCCCCACTTTCTATAATAGAACGCCATTTTGGTAATCTGTCACCAGTCCTAGTACGAGGAATATTGACGATAGAACTCGCGTCAACATCCCAAGTACTGGCCTCGTTCCAGAGCCAATAGCGCCCTTTACGGTTAGAGGGAAAGACAATACTACTATCTTTCGTTACGCTCATCGACTATTCCTTGGTCATTAATTCGTGATTAGCTTTTTGGCGCCTTTCACAAGGGCGCCAGTAACACTGGAATCGTACACTGCAGATTCTGCAGCTTCCTTTTCCAACTGCTTCTTAACGAGGACAGTATCAACTTTGTAATCTACGAGAGTAGACATCGCGTTGACAATGGCCGCACTGCAAGCCGAAAAAGTAGCAACGGCCGCACATGCTGCCATCGCCTTCGAGAACATCTCATTCATAGATCACCTCAGTTGATGTGTTTGCCGCTTTCCGGGTAAGCTGTCGCACAATTCTCGCAAAGGAGTTTAGACCACGCAGTTGTAGGCGTGATCCTCACCAAAGCAAAGATTGGGCTATCAAGCTTGCGCTTGAGTTCGTCTCTGGCTAAGGTGATTAGCCTTTCATCAGAGTACGAACCGACATCCTGCCCGTATAAACTAACCGTAACTATGGAGCCCTCTCGTGTAGGCAAATAAACATGGACGGCGTTCCGCATTCGCTCAACAGTAATGAAGAGCGTATTTGGACCGTTCAAATCTATTGCCTGCATAAGCTAGACTCCTTGGTTAGTGGAAGAACGAGAACGACCTGGAATGCAAAGCCAGATCATCGGCAGAACATTCTACCGCTGAGTTTACTCAGCCAAGAGGGGCCGCAAGG